GGACTATAAAATCACTTCATATATAATGCAAATAGACCTATAAAATAAGTTTCATATAAATTGTATTAATTAAAATTTAAATATTATTTTATATTTTTATTATGAATTTGATTAAAAATTGCATTTTTATAGGAAGTGGAAAGTATTTTTTAATATATAAAAAACTTTAAAATTTTTTCGGTCTTATATATTTTTTTGTCGGTTAATTTAGCGGCGGTTTATAAAAGTGATACATGATCGAGTTTATTGCGGCAAAATTGCCGCTATTTTTAACCGGAATCGTCAAAAAAGTAATAATATAAATAAACTTAAATTATTATTTGCTGCCGTTTTTTTAACCGTTTTTGTGTGCAAATTATTATATAGTATAATAAATAGTCGATTAGGCGTGTGATAATACCATAAAAAAATCAATCATAAATGAAATTATAAATAACATAGCAATGAATTTAAGAATATATTTTAAAAAAATCAAATATTTTTAAGAAAATTTAGTTAATTTACAATGAATTTGCATTAAGGATAAAAAATGTATTAATTAATAATTCATATTATTCATATGGCCGCGATACCATATGATAATCATAATTATTTAAAATATTTTCACTGCGTATTCATACAGTATTACGGCCTTAACATTATACGAAGTGACCCATTGTTGGTCACTATATATATAAATTAATTATTTATATTAGTATAAAAAATACACAATATATTTTTTATCCTTAACATATGATGTAAATTAATTATATAATATTTATTAATTATAAATAGATTTAATAATCAACAAATATCATATAAATTCATTATAATTGTAAAAATCCGTCATATGATATTTGTTGATTCCTCAATAATTCAGATTCAGCAGATAACATTTCACCAATCAAAGGTGGTTTAATATTATTAAGAGTATATGTTGCATAACATTTATATTCATTTGGTTTATATTTTTTTTTGAATTTTTCAAAATTAGTTTTGGATAAATGATGATCAGTTACTTCATTACAATTGCCATATTCATCAAATGAAAATCGTCTTATTTGATATTTATGTGTATGTGGATTTGCAAATATACATACTTGATGAAATTTATTTATACATTTTTCTGGTTTATAATGTAATTCATTTTGTTCATTTGTTGCCTGAATAAAATTATATCGTTTACTCATTTATAATATAATATATCAAAAAAAATCATGATTTTTTCCATATATATTATCATATGTTGTAAAAGGCAATGGTTCATTATGATTAATTATAATGGTACTTGTGTTATAACCATTATTTAATATATTTTTTTCATTAATTTTATATATATCATACAAATATTTTGATAATACTTTATTAAATATTTCAAATGAATCATTTAATTTATTTATATATGCAATATCTTCAGGTAATGTATAAATTAATGAATGTAATAAATTTAGTGTGTCCAATTTTATGCTATTCATTAATTTATAATTTATTCCAGCTAGTTCATTTAATTTGTGTACCTCTTCATATAAATGATAAAAATTATCTAAATTATTTATAATATTTTCATATATTAATGGATTGTATTTATAATAATCTTGTATACTAAATAAACAATTTGTTATATCTTTATAATTTTGTAATAATATTGGAGTCGGATGTATGGCCGATCTCTTTAATTTATCCAATTCTTTATTTTCATTAATTTCAATTTCTTGTTTATGATGTAACAATTTAATAATCATATAAACAACAATACATCCAAATATAATATTGAGACCAATGTTCAATCGCATAAATATTGCTAATACTATTACACATATAACACAATATACAAATATAGTTTTATCTTCCATATATCAAATAATATAAAAAAAATGAAAAATTAATTAAATAATATAAAATAATGATATTATATTATATTATAAGAATAAAATGATGTATATGAAATGTCCCACGTGTAAACATATGATTGGTCATTTACAAGTCACATACGACAAACAATTATATGACATTGTCAATAATCCAAAATTAAATGAACAAGATAAAGATATTGCTAAACAAAAATTAGTAAATAGTTTTGGTCTTCGGCGTTATTGTTGTGTTATGCGATTAATGACATTCAAAAAATTAGTTGAAATTATTAAATAAATTTAATAATTATATCAAACCATCAAATAAATTAATTATATCAAATCATTAAACAAATTCAATTTAATTAAACCATCAAATAAATTAAATTAATCAAACCATCAGATAAATTAATTATATCAGATCATTAAACAAATTCAATTTAATTAAACAATCAAATTAATTTAATCAACCCATCAAATTAATTTAATTAAACCATCAAATTAATTATATCAAACCATCAAATTATTTAATTATATCAAACCATCAAATAAATTGAATTAATCAAATCATTAGACAAAATCAATTTAATAAATTAAATAATCATAATTGTTTATATGTATTTATGCATGTAATGACCAATAAATATTGCACCACCAACTGTATGTAATAATGCACCATAATTTATATTATTTTGTTTATGTTTATGTTCATTGATTTCATCATATTCATTCTTGACATATAAAATATAAAATGCAATTGCTGCAATATGTCCTAATAAAATAACATTTTTATTATTTAATTGAGTATTTATTACAATCATTGAAAATGCAATTATTGCTAATAATTCATATTTTTTGGGCGATGTAGTATATTTATTTAAATATGACAATAAATAAAAACAGAATATCATTGAATAACCAATATCATGATATATATGTGTATATTTATGTTCTTCATCATGATAATGTAAACCAACTAATATATATCCGAATGTTAACAATAATTTACCATAATAATCTGGTAATTTATTTTTATATTCTTCATGACGAGTTTGTGTAAAATCATAAGAATAACCCAATGATTGCATTATTGACCCATATAATCCAAGTACTCCATATTCTATCATATATATATATATATAAATCAAAAAAATATATTTATAATAAAATAAAATTAAAATTATTCATTCATATTTATAATAAAATTAAATTAATAATGTACAATTCAAATATAATTTGAATCAAAAACCAATAATTTTACATTATATACAAAGTAATCATATACATGAACATATGCTAAGAATGAAAAGTGTATTAATTATATATTAAAATCAACCATATTTAATATTTCTTTTACATATAACCAATATCTTATTATCCCCCTCATTATAAAAACATTAATATTTTTTTCGTCAATTAACGAATATTTCTTTAAAAATTATGTAATTTTCATATATAATTATATTTTATTTATCCGAATATGGATAAATAAGAAAATTGTAATAGATTTAAAAGATATAAATACAACCATATCTTGACTAATTTTATTTATATATTGTGATTGATATAAAAATAAGTATATATACAAATACATTTTTACATATAAAGTAACCAATATATACAATACATAAACATATTAACGATAAAAAGTGTATCAATTAATAATTTGATATTTTTATAAAAAAATATACAATATTCGCGTCACATGTTTTTTACTTCATATTCGACTATAATACTATATGCATATGAAGTAAAAAAGTGGTGATCAAAATGTTAGTTATTATATATATAAATTATTCATTTTTGTTACTATAACGATAATAATATTAGGTATCCTTAATATGCGTCTATAAATTGGTTACTTGATCACTTCGTATATTGATCACTTCGTATATTGATCACTTCGTATATTGATCACTTCGTATATTAATCACTTTGTATATTGATCACTTTGTATATTGATCACTTTGTATATTGATCACTTTGTATATTAATTACTTTGTATATTGATCACTTTGTATATTGATCACTTTGTATATTGATCACTTTGTATATTAATTACTTTGTATATTGATCAATTGTTCGTTTTTTTTTGTAAAATTTCTTTTTGCGATTTAATACATCAGGTATAGCATTTGGATCATCAGCAATACACAATATTGAATCAATTGTGCCAGTTCCCCGCGTGGTTCCCTCTCTGAAAAATAATATTGAATTTTTTTCGATAAATACAGGATATTGTTTAAATTTGAATGTAACATTAGCAATATCGCCAGTTCTTAATGCATTTGAATCTGTTTCACTTACAACATCAGTATGTTTGCGATTAGTTTTATCAATGTTATTGATTGACACCAATTTTACTGTTTGTCTTGTTGTTCCGCAATGAATTACAGGTGAATAATTTTTAGTAATTGTAGTTGAATGATTTAAAATCTCGATTTTTGCAGTAAAATGATAACATATATTTTTAGTCATAGTTTTGTCAGATACCATCACCATGCCTTTTGAAAATGTTTTATGTGTTATTTCATATTTTTTATCAACTGATACTATTGCGAAACTGCCACGCATATGATTATGCAATTCTTGAACTACTTCACTATTATTATTATGTATACCTCTTACACGAACTGGTATAAATTCTTTATCTTTTGGTCCCAATAACAAAATATCACCTATTTTAATTGTATTTCCTCTTAATATTCCAGACACAACCATTCCAATACCTGGTGGATTAAAAGTAGAATTAATATAAAATATTGAGCCAGTTGTTAGTGTAGTTGGCCATATATTACGTGGCTTCAATGACGATATCATGTATCTGAATGTATCAATATAATATCCTGTTTTATTTGATGTTACAATTACTGGTATAACATCCTCATTTTTTTGCATTATATCAATCAATCCATCTATTTTTATTCTTGAAGCTGTTTCTGCTTTAGCCAATTCATCTGATGATACATCAGATGAATTGATATTTTCTATTTTTTTATGAAATTTTTTTCCAATTTGTTGAATTGTTTTGAATGTATTTTTATAAATATCAGGCGGTGCAATATCTATACGTGTTACTACAATAATAATTGGTATATTAAGATATAATAATATGCACAAATGTTCTTTGGTCATTTTAAGAATTCCTCGATTTGCTGCAACAATTATAATGGCATAATCTGGATAATATCCGGTGATGCCGTATGTAGTAGTTTTTAAATATTTTTCATGACCACATAAATCAACCAATGTTATCATTTTACCTGTATCAGTTTTTAATATTTTTGTTGAAATAGCAGAAGTCTTACCAGTTTCAATTTCATGTGGATGTTTCGCCACTCCTTCTCTTGCTGAACCATTTCCATTGTCTAATTTTCCATTTATTAATACACCAATTGTTGATGATTTACCAGAATCAACTGATCCAGCAACTACAATTGATACATCAGCCAAATCATTGCTGACTAATTCCGACATTATAATGTAATATACTTATTTTTATAAAATGATATAGTAATGAATAAATAAATCAATTTTTTTAGAATCATAATAAAAATTGATTTTATTAATATACATATAGAATTGTTATTTAATATATTTAATAACACTATGAAGACAAAATCCGAACAATATATATATGATCATTTGGAAAATGTATGTTCAATTAATTCAGAATCAATTGAAGAACTTATTGATGATTTAAAAGAACAAGTACAACGTAAAATTAAAAAAAGTATTTCAGTAGATAAAGTAAACGAATATGTGAAAAAATATACTACTCAAAATAGTGATGGTTCATTAACATTTAAATTATCAAAAAAAACAAAAAAAGAATCATCAATTATTATTGATTCATCAAACGATAATCATCAACAAAAAACAAAACCAATAATAAATACAAAACCATTAAAAAAAATTAGTCATGATATGTTTGAGGAAGTTGATGATCAACAAAATGCAAATTATCAAAAAAATACAGACAACTCAATACCATTAAAAAAAATTAGTCATGATATGTTTGAGGAAGTTGATGATCAAGATAATACAGATAATCAAGAACCATTAATAAAAATAAATAAAACTCCAATTATAAATTTAGAACAACATGCGAATAAAAAAAAATATAAATTAATTAATAAACCATACAATATTGTGCAAATTAAAAATTCACAACCAGTCACGAATGATTTCTTTTTAAACAAACAATATGATGATATATTAGATGCTGATTGTATTCGAAGAAGAGACCAATTGCGTAAATTAAAATCAATTATATCACCTCCACAAAAATCAGAAGAATGGTATACTTTGAGAAGGGAACGAATTACTGCAAGTGACGGGGGTACAATTATTGGATGGAACAAATATAATTCACCATATGAATGTTTATTAAAAAAAATAGAAGAACCGCCGTTTTGTGGCAATGAAAATGTATTTCATGGTAATAAATATGAAGATACTGCTGCTTTGTTATATCAAGATAGAATGAATGTACAAATGTATAATTTTGGTTTACTTCCACATCCAACATGTCCTTTTTTGGGTGCAAGTCCTGATGTCATTATTGATGAATATAAATTAGATGGAATTCATAAAACAAATTTAGTCGGTAGAATGATTGAAATTAAATGCCCATCGCGTCGAAAAATTATAACAAGTGGGGAAATATTTGATAATCAATGTTCAAAATATTATTGGGTTCAAGTACAATTACAATTAGAATGTTGTGATTTAGATGAATGTGATTTCATTCAATGTGAAATTGATGAATATCAGTCATGGGATGATTTTGTTGAAGAAACAATTCCAGATGAACCATATAAATCAGATATTTTTGGTTTAGAAAAAGGTTGTATTATACAAATTTTGCCTAAAAGTGTAAAAAAACAAATTAATAATCGAACTTATGATCAAATTGTATATGACAATGCAAAACATATATATCCTCCAACGATTTATATGTCTCCTTTCCAATATCAACAATGGATTGAGCAAGTTAAAAAAGATATTGAAACAAAACCAGAATATAAAGATAAATATTTTGATAAAGTATGTTATTGGAGATTAGAAAAAATGGGTTGTTGTACGATTAAACGAGATCGTGAATGGTATGCAAAATATTATCCCGTTTATGAAGATTTTTGGAATAAAGTATTATTTTTCAGAAAAAATAAAGATAAATTTGAATTACTCAAAAAATATATTAATATGCATAACAAGCCAAAATTTGGTTGGTCTGTTGCAACAAATGACAATATACAAAATGTTATCAATATATTGTATAATGATACACATCCAGATTATGCCAACAAAATAAAAAAATTAGAAAGAAATATTATGTATGGTCAAATTCAAAAAAATGAAGATGATGCACAAAAAACAATAGTGGTCAAATCAAATAAATATATTAAAACAAATAATATCATTAAATTGCCCAAAAAAATTGGTATGGATCAATTTGAATTATTAGATGATTAATTAAATAAATCATATGTCATTCCATTTATATTTTTAAATGTTTCAATTACCTCATTTCTTAATTCATTTATTTCATCAAATAAATAATATGTTGTATCATCTATGTATATTCCAATAATGGATGCATTCATATCCCATAAATAATTTATTTTATCTTTATAATAAACATTATTGTTTAATATTATTCTATCAAATATTAAATTTGAATAAACATTGTCTTCTGTATTTTTTGTATTTATTAATTTACTGATAATTGTTTTTTTTTTAGTTTCAAATTCTGGAAACATTTCAATGATCTGATTTATTATATTAAGTACCATGCCATTGTCTGATTCATTACTTTTTATTTTTTTATATTTCATATTTATATATATAAATCAATTATATATCTTTAAATATATATTTCAATTTTTTATAAAATTAGAACAAGCAAATAAATTGATAAATAAGCAAAATTATTTATTATTTTTTATGAATATAAAAACATTATTTTTAATTTAATATAAAATATAATATCATACGATAATATATTATGCGAAATAATAACAATAATAGTGAAATATCTGATGCAAATTCTTCCGAAATACACTTCAATGATCCAAAAGATCAAAGGTGTGCGCCTGGTAAAACTTTTGAAAATGGTTCATGTATTGATTTAAACTCGTTAATTAAATTAGCAAAAGCATATAATCGGGATAATCCAAATGACACAACAAATAAAATAAAATTAATTGATAATTATGAAAATAAAAATCCAGTTAAATATAAAAGATTTTTGTTAAAAGAATTTAAAAAAAAAGTATATAAGTGTAAAACACAACGATGTTGGTTGGAACAAGGATATGTACGCAATTTAACAAATAGTGATAAAAATAATATATTAGAATATACTTATCGTCCTACTGGACCAAAAGGACGATTTGAATGGTTAAACACTCTTCATATTGATCAAATGATGGACCAGTATGCAAATACTCATAAAGAATTTACATTTTTAGGTGCAGTTCCAATGGATTTTGATGAATTGCCAAGTATTGGTATTAAAAATCTTAATTTTGATGAATTAGTTAGTAAAGGTGTTTATAAACTTGGTGTTGTGTTTAATTTAGATGAACATTACAAATCAGGTTCTCACTGGGTTGGTCTTTATGCTGATTTGAAAGCTGGTATTGTTCGTTATCTTGATTCATATGGTATTGAACCAGATGAACGTGTTGTCACTTTTGTAAATAGAATACTCAAATATATGAGAAAAAAAGGTATAAATGCAACATATGATTATAATAAAATTAGACATCAATTTAAAGGGTCAGAATGTGGAGTTTATTCAATTAATTTTATTGTTCGAATGTTACGTGGTGATAAATTTGAAGATATATGCAATGATAAAACAAATGATGATAAGATTAACAGATGTCGAAACAAATATTTTATTAATCCAGATGTTCCAAATGAATCAAGTAATAGTCATTGTGATATATAAGAAACCACATCAATTTATTTTCAAATTAAATTGATGTGGTTTCTTATAAAAATCAACTAATTCATCATCATCTTTACTAACTTTAAATTTAACAATTATTGCTTTTAATTCACTTATTGGTTTTTTAAATTCTTTTTTAATTGATTTTGGTTTATTCAAATCAATTAATCCAATTGGTTCATTTGATGATATATTATCAATAAACATATATATTTTATTTATATTTTTAATTTCGTTTTCTGATGTATATGATGAATCATTCTCATAAACATCTTCAGTAAATCCTAATTCTCGCAATATACTTCCATTGTTGTTTATTAAGTTAAATTCTTCATTTTCTTGATGTTTAATAGTTATTTTATTATTTATTATACTTAATTTTAAATTTATATCTGCTTCATCTAATACATCTTGAATTGTATTTATTATTTCTTTGACAGTAAATATTCCATTTTCTAATTGAACACTTTGTTCATCATCATTTACTGAAAATGTAAAATCTGAATTATCGTCTGTGATTTCTATCTCTTTTTCTAATTTTGGAAAATTATAATTTTGTATTTCTATACATTTCACATTTGTAAATGTTTTATCTAATTCCACCATATAATCATTGAAAAATTCTGGTTCTGCGTATTGATCTGATTTTATCAATATAATTTGATTTTTATTTGATAAATTGTTTATCTTTTTATCTTTTAATACTGGTTTTTTTTGTGGTTTTTCTTCTGATTCCTCATCTGATATTTCAATAATTGCTGATTCGTCCGATGAATCAATTAATTCTTGATTTGCTGATATTCTTTCTTTTGCACTATTAAGTTTTTTTTGTTTTTCTGCAGATATCTTTCTCAAACTTTTAATTTTTTCAAACAATTCTTGTTTATCCATTTTTTTATTATTGGATTTTTCAGATGTTGATCCTGTTATATTATTTTTCATATGAGATATCATGTCCTCTAATTGTGATGAACTCATCTTTTGTAATACCTGTGGATTTAAATTTGTTGTTTCTATTTTCATTGAATTTATCAATCTTTGTATTTCTGATGAATTCATATTTTGAATATCGTTTGGTAAACCCTTCCCTGATAATGATTCGTTGTTCATTACCGATACGTTAGTATCCCCTCCTTGTCTAAAATTTAGACCATTACCAAACATGTTATTTTGATTGTTCTTATTATTTGACATCATATTATTT